AGAGTATATTGTTGATGGGTTAGAAAGAGAAAAAAGATATCTTGAAAAAATGATATTTGAATCTGGTCCTAAGGATATAACAGCAATAAATTATGACCATGGACCGACAGGGAGCATGGATTATACTCCTTTTGATGTATTGCTTTCTAGGTATGAAAAAGTTTGTGCTAGATTGGAAATTGAAAAGAGTATTCTAAAACAAAAGCTAGAAATAAGAAATAAGATATTTAAAAACATTAACAGACTGAAAGGTTTAGAATATAAAGTAGCTTATAAGAAAATAGTTGAGGGAAAAGATTTAAGTAGAATAGCTGATGAATTAGGGTATTCAGTAGGATATATAAAAAACATTAGTTCAAAAATAAACAAAACTTTTAATGAAGCAGTATAAATATGTGACTTTTATGTGACTTTTTTGTTGAAAAAACGTGATACAATGATATTGAGAGAATATATCGTATTCACAGCTTCACAGCTATGGTAAAGGAAAACACCCGGGAAAAAATCTCGGGTGTTTTTATTATACTTAATTCCCCGTAGGGATATATATTTACATGTAACCCCCTATCGGGGGTAGAGGTGATTTTTTTGAAGAATAAAATTAGCACTAGAAGATTTAAGAAATCAAAATGCTATGGTTGTGTTTGGCTAAAAAAAGTTAATGAGAATCTAGTTTTTAGATATATATTAAACTTAGTAGGGGCCCTAACAGGCTCTTTTTTCATGCTCAAAACAACTCAAACTCAAAAAAAGCGACTAGCGTTGAGGTGGTGATATGGAAAACATTAGAGCACCAGATGTAAAAGAAGAAGCAAAACAAGATTACCTAAGTGGAATGAAATATAAAGAATTAGCTGAAAAATATGAAGTCAGTATCAATACAATTAAGTCCTGGGTAAAAAGATATGGTTGGGCTAAAGAAAAAAATAAAAAGGGTGCACACAAAACTAAAAAGAGGGGTGCACCCTATAATAATAAAAATGCAGTAGGCAATAAAGGTGGAGGAGCTCCTAAAGGAAATAAAAATGCTGTTGGGAATGATGGTGGAGCTCCAGAAGGGAATCTAAATGCTCTTAGACATGGTGCCTATCAATCTATATATGCTAACATGCTTTCAGGTGAAGAAAAAGCATTGTACGAACAAATATCTGCAACAACAAACATAGATGAAGAAATAAAACTACTTAGACTTAAAATAGCAAGACTTCTCAATCGTGAGAGGTCATTTTTTTATGACATGTTTGGAAATAAGATTGAAAAAGAAATTCCAGAAGAAGATAGAATAAACGGCATTAATGCTTGTATGGAGCAGTTAAGAAAACTTATTGAAGCAAAAGCAAAGATGACAAATGATACAGAGCAGCTACAATTAGAAAAAGAGAAGTTCGATTTCCAGAAATATAAAACTGATGTAGAGCTGCAGCTTAAGAAAGAGAAACTTGAACTTGAAAAAATTAAAGTCAATGGAGATGATGAAGAATATGTTGATGATGGTTTCTTAGATGCTTTAAAAGGAGAAGTAAATGAGGTGTGGGATGATGAGTAAAATAAAATCCTCACCTTTTAAATTTGTTCCATTTAGTAAAAAACAGAAGAAGGTATTAACTTGGTGGCTTCCAAATTCTCCTGTTAAAGATAAAGATGCAATTATTTGTGATGGTTCTGTAAGAGCTGGAAAGACATTGGTAATGTCCCTTAGTTTTGTAGTGTGGGCCATGGAAACATTTAATCAACAAAACTTTGGTATGGCAGGTAAGACCATAGGTTCCTTTAGAAGAAATGTTTTATTTTGGCTTAAAATCATATTAAAACTTAGAGGATATAGAGTCCAGGATAAAAGAGCAGACAACCTTATAGTAGTTAAAAAAGGTCATGTAGTTAATTATTTTTATATATTTGGTGGTAAAGATGAAAGGTCACAAGACTTGGTTCAAGGTATTACTGCAGCAGGTTTTTTCTTTGATGAAGTAGCGCTTATGCCTGAAAGTTTTGTTAATCAAGCAGTAGCAAGATGTTCTGTTGATGGGTCGAAGTTATGGTTTAACTGTAACCCAGAAGGTGGTCCATATCATTGGTTTAAGGTGAACTGGTTAGACAAGCTTGAAGAAAAGAACGCTTTGCATCTACATTTTACAATGGATGACAACCCATCACTGACTGAAAAAGTTAAAGAACGTTACAAAAGAATGTTTTCAGGAGTATTCTATAAACGTTATATTCTGGGCTTATGGGTTATGGCACAAGGAATTATCTACGACATGTTTTCTGAAGAAACCCATGTTATAGATGAAGATTATAAATACTGGCCCAAAGATAATAGATTTGAAGAATATTATATTGCTATTGACTATGGAACCCAAAACGCCTGTGTATTCCTTTTAATAGGGAAATATAAAGGGCGTTATTTTATTATTGATGAATATTATTATTCTGGCAGAGACAAAGGAAAGCAGAAAACAGATAATGAGTACTTGAATGACCTCGTAGAATTTATCGAAGGTAAGATTATTAAGTATTTTATAGTAGACCCATCAGCAGCTTCATTTATAACTTTACTAAGAAAGAAAGGATATAGCGTTATAAAGGCTAAAAATGATGTATTAGATGGAATAAGAGAGGTAGCAAAAAGGATTAGTAATTTGGAGATATTTGTTCATAAACAATGTCAAAATACTATAAAAGAATTTTTCTCATATATATGGGATGAAAAAGCTGGAGAAAGAGGAGAGGACAAACCAGTTAAAAAATTTGACCATGCAATGGATGCATTAAGATACTTTGTTTATACAGTAATTAGAGGAAATACAAGTAGAAAAAATTATTCAGGAAAGGGGGCAAGATAATAATATGGACTATACACAGATTATACTCAGTGAGCTTGGAGGTTTATATGGAAACCAAGTACTGCAGGACATGAAAGAAGTAATAGAACTTTATGATTTTTATGAAGGAAAAGGGCAAGATTGGCCAGTACCATTGGATTTAGATTACAAACCTACAAAACTTAAAACTAACAAAACTAAGAAACTCATAAAAGAAGAAGCTAGGTTTATGTTTTCTAGAACACCAGAGATAACGATTAAGGCTACTAAAAAAGATGAAGAAAAAGCTAAAAAATTACAGTCTATAGTTGATAATGTACTTAAAGAATCGAAGTTTCCAGATAAACTTATAAAGGCAGCTAGAGACTGTTTTATAGGAAAAAGAGTTGCTTTAAAACTTAATGCTGATAAAAAAGGTGTCAAAGTTCTATTTAGGCCTTCATTAGAGTTTATATATGAAACAGACCCAGAGGATATTGATAATCTAAATAAGATTATCTTTTTTTATGGTCAAAATGATAGTGAAAATAAATCAGAGCAAAGAATCTGGAAACAAGTATATTGGATTGAAAATGAAAAATGCTATCTTACAGAAGGGGTATATGATGGATATGGTAATCTTGTAGAAAGTATCAAAGAAAATGAATATATAGGGATAGACTTTATACCATGCACGATAATAGTTAATGATGGGCTTACTGGTGATATGAACGGAGAATCTGATATAGAAGAACTCCGAGATAATCAAAACATATATAATAGATTAAAATCTGATGATGTAGATGCACTTAAGTTTAATATGTTTCCTGAAAGAGTAGCTATAAATGCATCAGAAAATAGTTTAAAAAATTTAAAAATAGCTCCAGGGGCATTAGTTGACCTTCAAACAGATCCTACTTCTGAAAATCAAGCAGACTATAAAACTGTAGAAAGCAAATTTTCTTATGACAGCAGATTTGAGAATACTATGAATAGAATCAATAATGATATGTATGATATATTGAACATACCAAATGTGTCTTTAGAGCAACTTAAAGGGCTTATGCAGTCAGGAAAGAGTATGAAAGCTTTATACTGGCAGCTTATAACTAGATGCAATGAAAAGTGGACTGTATGGGGTCCTGCTCTTGAATGGATGGTAGAGAAGATAATTGTTTTATATAAAACATTTGTAGACAAAACAATAGACATTGACTTTGAGTATAGTATCAATATTGAATTATTATATGCTTTACCTGAAGACGATGAAACTGAACGTTTAAATGATTTAGCAGAGGTTAATGCCCAAGTAAGAAGTAGAAAATCTTATATTGAAAAATGGGGAATTGCTGAAGATTCAGAGGAAGAGTTGCAACAGATTGCAAAGGAACAAGCTTTGTTGCAAGATGCTTTTATTAGTAGTGTCAATGATGAACTAGGTGATGAATAGGTGATGAAGATGAGAAATAATAATGAGTATCAAGAACTCATTAATAAGGCTAGAAATAATCATTTAAAGTTATTTAAGTCGAGTTATAAAGAAATAAGAGATATTTACAAAGATGCTTCTAAAGAACTTAAGATTAAATATGTAGGTACAAAGAAAAGAAGTTTAACAGAAAGATTTGCTAAGGACTATATGAAAGCAGTTGATAATCAGTTAAAAGAAATGAGAACTCAGATATTTCTTTCAGATAAAAAATTCATAAAGAAGGCCACTGAATTGGCTAATCAGATTCAGCTATCTTTTTTCAATATGATTGGTAAAAAGTATGGCATGGATATTGATAGGACTTTTAGAACAGTACTTAGTAGAGTTCCTGAAGAAGCTGTTGCTGAAATAATGAATGGTCTTATGTATCACGATAATAAAGGTCTTTCAGAAAGAATATGGATTGATGCTGAACTAATGAAAAAAGATATAGCATATATGCTTCAAAAGGCCATAGCTGAGAAAAAATCAGTAGAAGAATTTGCTAAGGATATACAAATGTATGTAAATCCGGATGCAAGGATTACATGGGAATGGAATAAAGTTTATCCAGGAGTAGGAAAAAGAAAAATTGAGTATAATGCACAAAGGCTTGCGAGAACTTCAATAAACCATGCTTTTTTTCTTTCTAATGTCAGAAGCAGTGAAATAAATCCTTTTGTCGAAGCTATGCATTGGGAACTTTCTTCATCTCATTACTCTAGGCAGGTGTTGCCTTTTGGCGAAGATGAATGCGATGTCTATGCTAACCATGATGAAGGTTTAGGAAAAGGAAATTTTCCTATAGATAAAACTCCATTACCACATCCACAATGTCTTTGTAGTCAATGGCCAGTGATACCGGACATGGAAGAAATAGGCACAGAATTGAGAAAATGGTTGGATGGTGAAAGTAATCCAACTTTAGATGCTTGGTACAAAGAATTTGGAAAGGAATTTGCTGGTGGAGGAAAGCAAGATGGCAACCCGTATGCCTTTAGAAAAAGAGAATCAGCTTCTGATTGGCTTAAACGACAATCAAGAGATATGCAGATGGCATTCCTAGGAGGAAAGAAAAAATGGTACCTATATAATGCTGGTGTTCTACAAGAAAAAGACTTCTTAAAACCTTGGAAAGAGTTAAAAAATGACAAAAATAGTGCTATAATAGTATTAGAAAGAATTTTAACTGATGGACTTAAGTGGAAAAAAGGGAAGTTAGAGCAACATGTAAATAAAAGAATAAGAAAAGGACATATTCCTGAAAATTGGACAAAAAAAGAGTATCAGAGTAGGATAATGGAAATAATGCAAAATAAAAGTTCCGATGTTTTTCTTTATTATAACGAAGGATTTAATCAGAAATATTTTATTTTCGGAGATAAAGAA